GATGGTAAGATACGGCTATTCGATACAAGAACGAGACAAATCTATCGAGGTCTTGTACCTAACATAATCAGGTTCTGTGAAGAGAGAAACTATGATTGGGAATATGATAATGAAATCTACGATGAAGAGCTATCAATAGCAGAAGCTGAACAATTCATCAAGACATTAAATCTTCCTATAGAACCAAGAGACTATCAGATAGATGCTTTCGTTCATGCTATCCGTTCTCGCAGAGCATTACTACTTTCACCTACCGCATCAGGTAAGTCACTCATCATATATCTAATAATGAGGTATATCAATGCGAGAAAAACTCTTATTATTGTGCCAACTATCTCTCTTGTTTCTCAGCTTGCTTCTGATTTTGCCGACTATGGTTTTGATTCAGATGTTCACATACATCGTATCTTTGGAGGGCAAGATAAACACACAGATAGACCAATCACCATCTCGACTTGGCAAAGCCTATATACGTTACCTAAATGGTATTTTGAGGAGTTTGACGTAATCATCGGTGACGAGGCCCATCTATTCAAAGCTAAGTCACTTGCCGAAATAATGACAGCACTTGTCAATGCAAAGTATCGTATCGGTACAACAGGCACACTAGATGGTACCAAGACACATAAGTTAGTTCTTGAAGGTTTGTTTGGCCCTGTTCGTAAGGTTACAACCACAAAAGAACTTATGGATCAAGGTCATGTTGCAGACTTTCTCATCAAGTGTCTGTTATTGGAACATCCTGATTCTGTATGTCAAGCTCTAAAGAATGCTACATATCAACAAGAGATTGAATATCTGGTGTTGAACGAAAGTAGAAACAACTTCATATCCAATCTTGCACTATCTCTCAAAGGTAATACATTGGTGTTATATCAGTATGTCGATAAGCACGGTCGTATTCTCCATGAGATGATAAATAAGAAAGCCGGTGGCAGAAAAATATTCTTCGTATCTGGTGAAGTCGATGGAGATGCCCGGGAAGATATACGAAGGATTGTTGAAACTGAAGAGAATGCTATCATTGTCGCATCGTTCGGCACTTTTTCTACTGGCATCAACATTAGGAATCTCCATAACATTGTATTTGCTTCTCCATCCAAATCAAGGGTCAGAAACCTTCAGTCAATTGGAAGAGGTCTGCGAAAGTCGGAAAGTAAAGACTCCGCAATCCTCTACGATATTGCAGATGACATGCGTCACAAAAAGCGTGAAAATTACACCCTAAAACACTTTGCAGAACGCATCAAAATATACTCTGAAGAAAAGTTCATATTCAAAATCTATAAGATAGAACTAAAAGGATAAGTCATGATAGAAAATTCAGTACAGTTTGTTCGTCTGAATACAGGTGAAGACCTTGTTTCTGAGGTCTCAGAGATTGAAAATGATGACAATAGGTATTATGTACTTCATAATCCTATGAAGATTATCTATCAAATGAATGTGAAAGGTGGAGGCCTTACCATTTCTTTGATGCAGTGGGTCTTTGCTCGCATCTGTGAAGACCAAAACTTTGTTGTTTATTCAAGTGATGTTGTCACAATGAATAAACCTACAGATAGTATGGAAAGTTACTATTGGGAAACCGTAGAACATTTTGATTCGATGAAAGATAGTCTGGCTAAGAAAACATCCTTCGATAAGGATGTGAAAGATGAATCAGAGTTCTTATCGGAACTACAAGACATATTGCAGTCTTTTGGTACCTTGAATAAGAAACTGCACTAACATTATCCAACCAATCCAAATATTCATATCATCGGGTACATAGCTGTTATATCAGTTTGTCAACCCATTGTCAAGAGGAAAGTGAATGGACAAGCCAAAAAAAGCAAAAGTACATTATGTAGACAATAAGCGTTTCTTTGATGAGATCGTGGCCTACAGAGAAAGACTGCACCAAGCTAGAGCGGCTGGGCTTGAAGACCCTCGTATTCCTAACTATGTTGGTGAATGTATATGGAAAATAGCCGAGAAGCTATCAACCAAACCTTGCTTTATGAACTACTCTTACCGAGAAGAGATGGTATCTGATGGTATAGAGAACTGTATCCTTTACTTCAAAGATTATGATCCTTCGATTGGTCAAAATCCATTTGCCTATTTCACTCAGGTCATATACTATGCTTTCTTACGTCGAATAGGTAAAGAAGAGAAGAACCGTTATGCGATGTATAAGCATTTTCAAGAAAACATTATCAATCAAACAGATATGAACCTTTTGAGAGATAGTGATGACAACCACTTGCTTCCTGCACAGATGTATGATAACATCAATGACTTTATGAGCAGATTTGAGAAGAAGGAAGAAGCTAAGAAGTTGAAACGTAAACAGGCCAAAGAAGGGCTAAATCAATTTTATGAGGAATGAAAATGAAAGACGATCTACCAGTAGGAATACCTTTTCAGGTTACTGATCTTATTCAGAACATGCTAAACAAGCAAGATAGTCGCAACATAAGACAAAACTATCGTATGAGACTAGATGCAATCCGAGAAGCATGTGAAATCTCAATCAAGAAGTTTGATACTGAAATGAACTCTCCTTTTAGAAGGTCAAAATGAAAGTAGCACTTATCACAGATACCCATTGGGGCATCAGAAATGATTCTCCAGTTTTCTACGATTACTTCAAGCGTTCACTCGAACAGTTTTGGAAAGTAATTGATGAAGAAAATGTTCGTTGTATCATACATCTTGGTGACTTGTTTGATCGTAGAAAGTACCTGAACTTTCAAACGGCTATGCGTTGTCGTAAAGACTTCCTTGAAGTTATTGAAGAGAAAAATATACCTACTTGTATCATTGCAGGTAATCACGACGAATACTTCAAGAACACACATGAAGTAAATGCGCTACAAGAAATTGTTGCTAATCGGTACAAACACATTCGTGTCTTTGATAGGCCTGAATTGGTAGATGTTGATGGCACACTCATTCAACTTCTACCTTGGATAACGGAGTCTAATTATGATGAATCAATTTATGCCATTAACAACTCAAGCGCTGAAATCCTTATGGGTCACCTCGAACTCAACGGTTTTGAAATGTTTCGTGGTACTGTTAGCGATCATGGTATGGATGCTAGTATGTTCAGTCGCTTTGATCGTGTTTTCACTGGCCATTATCATCATCGTTCCACTGTCTCTAATATTCACTATCTTGGAGCTTTTGCTGAATATACTTGGTCTGACTATGCTGACCCAAGAGGATTCTCTGTGTTCGATACGAAAACGAGAGAAGTAACTTTCTATCAGAATCAACATAACATCTTCATGATGCTGGCCTATGATGATGTGAAGCATCCCGATATCATGGAGAAAATTGCTGAGACAGATTATAGTGCATATGCAGGTTGCTATGTGAAGGTTGTCTGTGTCAATAAAACTAATCCTTATGCCTTCGATATGATGCTCGATAAGCTATACAAGGTAGGCCCACTAGATATCTCTGTGTTAGAAGATATCTCAGCTTTCAAGGATAATGAAGAAGAAGCTGAGATCGACCAAGCACAAGATACTCAATCGATACTAGATACTTACATATCAGGCTTGACATTGCCTGTAGATAATGATACTATGAAAACCTTCATGCGTGATATCTACACGGAAGCATTGTCAGTGGAGCATATATGATTGTATTTTCAGTGATCCGTTGGAAGAACTTTCTTTCGACGGGCAATATCTTTACCGAAATCAAACTTGATGAACCGTCAAACGCTCTTATCATCGGAGAGAATGGTGCTGGAAAGTCCACGATCCTCGATGCTTTGACGTTTGCTTTGTTTGGTAAAGCATTCCGTAAGATCAACAAGCCAGGTTTGGTGAACTCTGTCAATGAGAAAAACTGTGTTGTTGAGATCGAGTTTGCAACAAACGGTAAGAAATACAAGGTCATTCGTGGTATCAAGCCGAATGTGTTTGAGATCCATTGTGATGGTATACTTCTGAATCAAGACTCGGCCTCAAGAGACTATCAAGAACATCTTGAGAAGTTCATTCTGAAGATGAACTATAAGTCCTTCACCCAGATTGTTATCCTTGGTACTGCATCATTTACACCCTTTATGCAAATGTCACCTGCTGACCGCCGTACGGTGATTGAAGATTTATTGGATATACAAATCTTTTCAGTGATGAATGTGATTGCGAAACAGCGCCTAGTTAGCAACAAAGAATCATTGGAGAGAAATCGCATCGAACTGTCAGGCGCAGAAGATAAGAAGGTCTACATTGAAAAGACGATTGCTTCACTCAAACAGAACAATGAAGAGAAGAAGGCGACACTACAGCAATCTTTGGATGGTCACAACGAATCCCTCGATCATACAAAGAAGGTCATTGCTGACCTCGAAAGCGAGAGGGACACTCTCCTCAACCAAGCAACAGAACATACTTCGCTCAAGGAAAGACACCGTAAACTTATTGCATATCAATCGAAAATGGAAACCAATCTTTCCAGACACAACAAAGACAAGTCATTCTATTGCGACAACGACAACTGCCCAACATGTAAACAACCCATAGATGCAGACTTCAAAGACAGTATCGTAAAAGAAACTGAAGAGAAGATTGTTGAGCTTGACGGTGGGCTTGCAAAGATAAGTGAAGAAATTGATATCTGTATCAGCAAGATAACCGAAATAGAACATCTATTGAAGAAGGTTGATAACATTCGCAATCTTATCACCAGTCACAAGTCCAAGATATCATCTATCATTTCTACCATGAATGATATCGAAGACCAGATAGAACAACTAAGTCATGCTGATAAGCTACTGATCGATAATGAGTCTGAACTGAGTGATACTTTTGCAAATCTTTCCACTTTGAATAAAGAAAAGTATGATTTGTTGACTGAAAAAAAACTTATAGATACAGCAGTTACTTTGCTAAAAGATGGTGGTATCAAGACGAAGATCATCAAGCAATATCTTCCTATCATCAACAAGCTAATCAATAAGTATCTGTCACAGATGGGTTTCTTTGTCAACTTCAATATCAATGAACAGTTCGAAGAAACTATCAAGAGCCGCTATCGTGATGAGTTTTCTTATCATAACTTTTCTGAAGGTGAGAAGATGCGTATTGATTTGGCCTTGCTATTCACTTGGCGTTCAGTAGCTAAGATGCGTAACTCGGTAAACACCAATCTTTTGATCCTTGATGAAGTCTTCGATGGTTCTCTAGATGGTAACGGTACAGATGAGTTCCTCAAGATCATGTGGTCGATGATTGGTGATACGAATACCTTTGTTATTTCACACAAGACAGACGCATTGTTCGATAAGTTTCAAAAGGTATACAGATTTGAAAAGAGAAAGAATTTCTCTTGCCTAGTTGTATAATTTCTGCTATGATACACAACAATCAAAACTTAGGACAGATTATGACGGATGAAATTGAAAAAGAAGTTGCTGTGAAAGATCCTCTTCTTGAAGCTCAGTGGGATCTTTGGATCGCAAACAACGATCCTAAACATATGGAATCTGTATCTGAAGATGAGTTGAAGTCAGCTCTGATTGCTGACTTGTCCGATGTGTCGTCCATGACTGTCGGTGAATATACACTCTATCAGAAGTGGTGTGAATTTCAGCGTGAGTATCCTTCGCATGAAGTTTCAACACTTTTTGGTGTTGAAAAGCATTTGATTAACTTTGAAGATGAGGCGTATATCAAAAGTATCAAAAATAATATCTGGCGCCCAGAGTCCGTAGAAGACTATATGAAACTTGAGCCTGTGTTGCAATATGCAGGTAAGAATGCTGAGTTATCTAAAGTATGGAACACCATTCGCACATTCACTTCTACAATGAAGAACTCTTCTAACATTGGTAGAAATTTGAACTACATTGTAAGAGACAATATCACCAACAAGTATCTAGGAGTTATCTGCATATCTTCAGATTATCTCGATCTTACACCTAGAGATGAGTTTATTGGTTGGTCGCGTGAGAAGAAAACACAGGGTCATATGATTAACTATACTGCTGTTGGTTCTACTCTTGTTCCTTTACAACCACTTGGGTTCAATGCTGTGGGTGGTAAGCTGATGGCTTTGCTTTCTCTTTCTGATGAAGTACAGAATAGATGGAAAGAACTCTATGGTGATAGATTGGTTGGTGTTACGACAACTTCGCTGTATGGTAAAGACAAGCTGAATGGTCTGAGCCAGTATGATAACTTGAAGCATTGGAAGAAGATGGGTTTCTCAGCAGGATCTATCTCTTATGAAGTCACAAAGAAGACCGAGAAGATGATGCTGGATTGGCTCAAGAAAGAACATACACGCAAGTACTTTGAATGGTATGTTGCGAAGAATCCTTCTGGTCAACCTTATAAGAGAGACCATAGAAATCGTTCGAGAGTTTATGTATATTCTAAGCTGGCGATTCCTAAGACTATCACTTCAACTGCACACCAGAGAGGTATCTACTTCTCAATGTTGTATGACAATGGTTGTGAGTTCCTTCGTGGTGATATCAAAGAGAGTGAGCTGAAAAAATCTTTCGATACCTCTTACGAAGCACTTGCCGGTTTGTGGAAAAACAAATACGCCTCCAAGAGAATTAGATCATTGCAAGAACAAGGTAGGGTAACTTTCGACACCCTTTTCTATGATGACTTGAGCTATGTCTCATGGGAAGAAACGAAAGAGCGATATTTGACCCAAGTGGGGCGATAAAGAATTTGACAAGAATTGTCTTGTCAAATATATGAACTAATCGAAAATGTCGGTGGTTCATATAAAACTATGGAGTGTAAATATGAATATCTCTGAAAGCAACGGTGACTTGTTTGCCGTAAACCCAAACCTGAAAGGTAAGGTTATAAAAGGTCTAAAGTTTGTTGAGAGAAAGTGTATTGATCTTGACGATATCCTCGTAGATTCACAGAACAACAAGGCCAGATATAGTAATGTTGATCCTGGAAATGTTGAGAACTTAAGGTATTCTTATCTTGATGGTATTCGATATAATGAGCCTCTTCCTATTTTAGAGAAGCTAAAGGTCAGCAAGAAGTATGATGATGGTAATATGAAGTTCTATGAGCTTCTCGACGGATTTAATAGAATTACGGCTCTCAAGAGCCTTGGTGTTACCAAGTATTGGTTCGATATTGTTGAGTTCGATCCTACACAATGCGATGTATATCTTGCAAGAACTACACTCAGTCTTTTGAGTAATGCTCATCCTCCTAGAGCACCTTCTAGTGAAGCCGATATAATCACAGCCGTATCAAATTTGGTATCAAATGGCCATTTAGAAAACGATGTATCTATTATCACTGACTATCTTAAGAAGTTCTGGAAACAGAAAGGTGCATCAAAGTTGGCTAATTTGGTGGCAGCGCGAACTGGTGCTAAGGCATCAAATATCTACATTTGGTCTTCTCCTATGATTAAGAACGATACCTATGTTTTAGGTATTTCAACTCATGGAAATGTAGATCATACAAATGGTATGCACGGTTGGACTTGTTTGGAGTCTTATGAGAAAGACACGATCATGAATGTGGTTGGTAAGTATTATGAGACAGGTCGAAAGTCTTATATCGTCGGTCATACGAAGCTTCCTGAAAGCACTAGAGATTTGCAGGAACGCCGTAATCGTATGAAAGAGACGATAGAGTTCAAGCTTGAACAGATGGTAAAATTCTGTGAATACTATCACGCCAATGGAAAATTTCCTGTGGAGTTCTTAGGTTTTCTTCCTCAAAGTGAAGATGAAGATAGGACAAAAATTGTAAAGTGAAATTGAAAAAATGAAGGTCGGGAGAAATTCCGACCTTTTTACATTTGTAACAAACTTTGTTACAAATGTCTGGTTGACATACCCAATCAGCTCCTGTAGAATATATACATATTCGAGAAAGGTTCTAGGAATGTCTGCAATACCAAATCAGTCCAAATCAGTATTAGCCAAGCTTCTGGCTACGGAAAATATCACCATGCAAAAGGTTGCTGGTGCTCAGACGGCATGGTTTGATGTAAAGAACCGTGTTCTCACCTTGCCTATCTGGCAAGGCATCTCAGAAGACCTTGAAGATATGTTGGTCGTGCATGAAGTTGGCCATGCGCTTGATACTCCTTGCGATGGCTGGACAAACGCCATCAAAGATATCGCCACCAAGATATACGGCAAGGCTAGCAAGCAGAACCAAGCTGCTGTCAAAGGTTTCCTCAATGTGATTGAGGACGCCCGTATTGATAAGCGTCAGAAGCGCCGTTATCCTGGTGCTCGCCGCAATTACATTGTCGGCTACAAAGAACTCATGGACCGTGATTTCTTTGGCACTGCAAACAAGGATATCAATTCTTACTCCTTCATCGACCGTGTCAACATCTACTTCAAAGGTGGTGTTGCGCTTGGTGTTCAGTTTTCTCCTGAAGAAAATGCCTTCGTGAAACGCATCGATGCAGCAGAAACCTTCAAAGAAGTTGTCAAGATTACCGAAGAAGTTTTTGCATACGCCAAGCTTCGTGGTGAAGAAGATCAAAAGATCCAGATGGAAGCTCTTCGTTCTGGTGAAGGTGATGAAGACGAAGGTGAAGATTTCGGCGATGATTTCGACACCTTCGAAGATGACGATGAAGATAGCGAAGGTATGGCCGGCGAAGGTGATATCTCGGCTAGCAATGATAAGGATGATAGCAAAGACAACGGTGATGGTGAAGACGAACAGGACGAAAGCTCAAACGGTGCTGGTTCGAGCGATTTCATTCCTGAGTCTAAGACTGAAAAAGCTTGGGAACAAAAGCAATCAGAACTGGTTGCAAACGGTACTGTAAAGTATCAGTATGTTGGTGTTCCCAAACCTATCGTCTCTAGAATTGTCGATGACTACAAGCTTTTCCTCAAAGAAAATGCAAACTATAACACAAAGAGATGGGGTTTCAATTCAGATAAAGACTGGTTTCCTACAGTTCGCACAGAAGTAGCCAAGTTCCGTACAGAAGAAAATGCTTCAATCTCCTTTATGGTGAAAGAGTTTGAAATGAAGAAGTCTGCTGATATCTTCTCTCGCATTTCAATTGCAAAGACTGGTGTTCTTGATACCAACAAGATCCATTCTTACAAGTATAACGAAGATGTTTTTCGCCGTCAGGCCATTGTGCCTAATGGTAAGAACCACGGCTTCGTTATGATCCTTGATTGGTCTGGTTCTATGCACGGCAATCTGAAAGATACCATCAAGCAACTGATTGGTTTGACCTCTTTCTGTAAGCGTACACAGATACCTTTCGAGGTCTACACTTTCCGTGATCCTACTTCGACTAAAAATGGTCCTTCTTTTGAAACGGCTCATGGTGATTTAGATTTCGAAAGCTTTACGATGCGAAACATTCTCTCGTCTCGCATGAATGTATCTGAATTGAATGAAGCTTATGCGTTGCTTTGGGGTATGTCTACAAACGGTTCTCAGTATGAACCTATGGGTGGCACACCTCTCAATGCTGCTATTGTTGCTACCGAGCAAATTGTGAACCAATTCAAGGCTCGTAGCAAGGTACAGATTGTGAACGTGATCTTTCTCACCGACGGCGAATCCAATGTTGTCAAAGGCGTCAGAGGTATTGAAATTGGTCACCGTTGGGGTAGTGATACAAGATATATCATTCAAGACAAGGTGATGAAGAAAGATTACTATCTCACGGATCATATCTACAATTGCTCTCGCGAGATCACAATCAATCTGCTTCGTATTCTCAAGGATCGTACTGGTTGCAACCTGATCGGTTTCTACCTGCATCACGCAAGTTCGAGCCGAGTTGTCCATGAGTTCTATGGCTACAGCATTGATGAAAAGTTCCGTACTACAATGATGAAGCAATGGAATGATAACAAGTTTATTCCCGTCACCAATCATGGTTATGATGATTATTACATCATCAATACTCAGGCCATGAAAGATACGGAAAACAAGCTTGAGATCAACAGTAGCATGACAAAATCGAAAATCGCCAAGGAATTCCAGAAGTTTTCCGCAAAGAAAGCTGTCAACCGTGTTCTCCTTCAGCGTTTCATCGACAAGATCGCTACGGAAAAGAAGAAGGTGGCTTGACAAAGCCACCTTTATCCTCTATACTCCTTCCATAATCTGATGAAAGACAGGAAAGACAAGATGCCTAAGATTGCTGACCGTTCGCAGTTCCTTGAAGCCGCCCGTAATGCTTACGGAAACATCGACTCTATTACTCGCCAGATGGTGATTGAGCTTTGCGAATCGCGCAACCTTGATTATCCGAATTGGTTGGTCAATGACAAGCAATACCGCCTTGATCGCGGTGTTTATAGACTACCTTTGAACACCGCCAAGCCTGCAATCAAGCAGGCCGCTCCCGCGCCCGTGATGCCTGAAATGGCAGTTGCTATGGCAGCCGCAGCCGTTCAGTTGAATGTTGCTGCACCTGTCAATCTTGTTCCTGAAAAGGCTACAGGCTATGTACCTTTCGGTAACTTCTCCGATGTTCGCACTATTGTCAAGTCTGGTAAATTTTATCCCATGTATATCACTGGTCTGTCCGGCAACGGCAAGACCATGATGGTGGAGCAGGTCTGTGCCGCTGAGAAGCGCGAAATGGTCCGCGTCAATATCACCATTGAAACCGACGAAGATGACCTGATTGGCGGTTTTCGCCTTGTCGATGGTCGCACCGTCTGGCAAAATGGTCCTGTCGTTGTTGCGATGGAACGTGGCGCAGTCCTGCTCCTTGACGAAGTTGACCTTGGTTCTAACAAGCTTATGTGTCTCCAGCCTGTGCTTGAAGGTAAGCCGATCTATCTCAAGAAGATCAACAAGGTTATCACTCCTATGCCTGGCTTCAACGTGATTGCTACTGCAAACACCAAAGGCAAAGGTTCTGATGACGGCCGTTTCATCGGCACCAATGTGATGAACGAAGCCTTTCTTGAGCGTTTCAGCATCACTATGGAACAAGAATATCCTGCTCAGAAGACCGAGCAAAAGATCCTGAACAATGTTCTTGGTGCAAATGGTGTTGAAGATACTGGCTTCACCGATAAGCTTGTGCAGTGGGCAGATGTTATTCGCAAGTCCTTCTATGAAGGCGCTGTTAGCGAAATCATCTCAACTCGTCGTCTTGTTCACATTTGCGAAGCGTTCGTGATCTTTGGTCAAAAGCGCGATAAAGCGATTGAGCTTTGCCTGAACCGCTTTGATATTGACACCAAGACTGGTTTCATGGATCTTTACAAGAAGCTTGATGAGACGATCAATCCTCTTGATCCTGCTCAACAGGCCGCCGAACTCAAGAAGGCCGCAGAGGTTGCCTTCTGAGCTAAACTCAGCTATAGTCCATCATGGTGTTTCAGCCACTCACCGTGATGGATTTCTTTATCTAGTGGCTTATATTATGGAGAAACTAAATGTCTCAGTTGTCTAAGGTTGCAAAGCATCTTCGCCGTCACAACACCGGCCCTGGCGTCACTGCTGCAAAGCTTGCGAAGCTTTCTGGTGTTCCGAAGGAGAGCGTGTACAAGCGCGTCTATGACCTTCGTGTCATCGAAGGCAAGGCTATCTACAGCAACTTCCGTATGGTGAATGGCCAACGCAAGATGTATTACCGTATCGCCTCGTAATTTTTAAACGAGGTCTTCAGAAGGGGCGCTATATAATAGTAGCGTCCCTTTTTTGTCATAACTGGAGTGGTCATTATGGAACTAACAATCAATGTTGAAGAATTGCGAAAGAAAAAGCTGTTTGTTGCTACACCCATGTATGGTGGGCAGTGCAATGGTCTTTATATGAAGGCTTGCCTTGACCTTCAAGGTATCTGTCAACAATACGGTATCGAAATTCGATTCTCGTTTCTATTCAATGAAAGTCTAATTACCCGCGCTCGAAATTATCTTGTCGATGAGTTTCTTCGCTCTGGTTATACCCATCTACTCTTCATCGATTCGGACATCCTCTTCAATCCTCAAGACGTTCTTGCATTACTTGCAATTGACAAGGATGTGATTGGTGGTCCGTATCCGAAGAAGTCGATCAACTGGCGTAATGTGTTTGCTGGTGCAAAGCGTGTTCTAGAAGATCCTAACATTGACAAGAGTAAGTGGAATCCTGGTGAGCTTGAAGGTTTGACTGGTGACTATGTATTCAATCCTGTTCCCGGCACTACCACATTCCGTGTAAGTGAACCTCTTGAGGTTATGGAGATCGGCACTGGTTATATGTTGGTCAAGCGAGCCGTATTCGATAAGTTCAAAGAAGAGTATCCGCATTTGAACTATAAGCCTGATCATGTTGGTCAGCAAAACTTTGACGGTTCAAGGTACATTCATGCATACTTTGATACTGTCATTGATCCTGATTCTCATCGTTATCTGTCTGAAGACTATATGTTCTGTCAGTACTGGCGTGCGATTGGTGGTAACATCTGGCTCTGCCCTTGGATGCAGACACAGCATGTCGGCACTTACGCATTCCAAGGTAACATGCCAAAGATTGCAGAGTTAACAGGAAACCTCTAAACATGTTGATCGGCGTAGTTGGATTCGCCGGCTCAGGTAAGGGAACGATTGGTGATGTTCTTGTCAGAGATTACCAATTCGTTCGCCTTTCTTTTGCCGATGCTTTGAAAGATTCTGTCTCTGTCATCTTTGGTTGGGATAGACAATTGCTTGAAGGTGATACCAAAGAAAGCCGTGACTGGCGAGAGAAGGTTGATCCTTGGTGGTCTGACAAGTTTGGTTATGAAGTAACACCTCGTCTGATGCTACAGAAAATGGGTACAGAGGCCGGTCGTGATGTATTTCACAATGAAATCTGGATTCATACTGTAGCTAGGCGTTTGAAAGATCATGAGCATGTGGTTATTCCTGATGTTCGATTTCCAAACGAGATTGATTTCATCCGCAAGAACGGTGGCTTCGTTGTGCAAGTAAGCCGTGGTAAAAATCCAAAGTGGTATGATGTTGCTGCACAAGCAAACAAAGAACAGAATACCGACCTTATGGTAAACTATCCGATCCATTATTCAGAATGGGCATGGATTGGTCATCATCGTGACTATACCATCGACAACAATGGAAGTTTGGTTATGTTAGAATCTGACATAAAACACATGTTGAAGGTCTTTACAGGGCCAACAAACTCTGCTATGATACAATCTGTAGCTTGAAAACTAGGAGTCTATATTATGAAGATGAATGAACGCACTCTAACAGTCTTGAAGAACTTTGCCAGTATCAACTCTGGTGTTGTCCTTCGCCCAGGTCTGGTTCAAAAGACAGTATCACCTGAAAGCACAATCCTTGTTGAAGCTCATCTTGAAGATGATTTCACCGAGACTTTCGGTATCTATGATTTGAATCAGTTTCTTGGTAATATCACAACCTTGAATAACCCTGAATTGAATTTCACCTCACAGTCTGTCATTATGAAGGACTCTGATCTTGAGTTGAACTTTTATTCCGCATCTCCCAATCTCATCGTCTCACCGCCTGAAGGTAAAGACCTTGTGATGAAAGATCCTGATGTATCTTTCAATCTCACCTATGCAACCTTGCAGAAGCTCTTGCGTCTAGCCTCTATGAATGATCTGTCAAATCTTTCTATCATTGGTAAGAATGGCGGCATCTATCTTCAGGCCCATGAGTCAAAGAATGACACCTCGAACTTTGCATCTTCGAAGATTGCAGACCATGATGGTGCCGATTTCAGTGTGATGTTCAAGGTCGAAAACCTGAAGCTCATCCCTGATGACTACAAGGTTGAAATCAAGATTGGTGGTTTCACCTGCTGGACTAACAAGACAAACACCCTCAAGTATTTCATCGCGCTGGAGAAGAAGTGATGGCTAAGAAGCAAACTACTGAAACTTGGACCGTCAGCTATAGCTGTCGTGATAAGAATACCCATGAAGATGTTCGCTGTGTGAATATGAGTTGGGAAAACCGACCAGTTGAAGAGATTGTTGATAGTATCAATACTTGGTTGATTGCTGTCGGTTATCCTCAACTTACTGTTACGGAGAAGAAGTAATGTCTATGATTGGTCATAACAAGCCGTTTGTTTCACCCAACTCCCTTTCGAATGAAGAGAAGAAGAAGTTGAAGAATGTTATCTATGCAATCAATGATTCACTGACTCGCGTAGCCGGTGAACGCGACTTGCAGAAAGAAGCTATCACCGAAATTTGTGATGAACTTGGTGTGGACAAGAAGTTGGTTCGTAAGATGGCTAAAGCTTACTTCATGGCCAACTACAATACCATCGTTGAAGAAGAAAAGAACTTCCAAGACTTTTACGACAGTATCATCAAGGAATCATAAACTGTATAACGAGGCGGCAATAAAGTATGCCACTGAGTTGTTTAGGCTAAGGGCAGAACAGTCTGAGATTGAAAACAATATCGAAGACTTCTGCCCAGCTCCGTGGATTGCTGACATAGACTGCAACATGCACAGAAATAGATTGTCATCAGATTGGAATGATGATGATATTAGAAGAGTGCGTCGTAATTGGTTGTGGGGTATTTGCCCGTCTGAATGTGAAGGATGTCAGTTGAAGGTAAAATCAGATTTAGACCTGATCAAACATCATACTGATCCTGATGGATACACAAAACTCTCTGTAAGGAATGAAAATTCATGGCTTATGAACCATCAGAACGCAGAAAAAGAATGACGGAGTTGATGAAACCTATTGACAGGCAGATCATGATGTGCGATGATGTACAAGATTTGTTTGCCTTTGCTTCTATCATGATCATAACTTCTAAGAACATCTTCATCCAACAGTTAGGTAGAGATGGAGCAATTCAAATCTTTGAAAAGGTTCTAGAGGATTTATATAATGAGCGATGAATATCTGTGGGTAGAAAAGTATAGACCGAAGTCTGTATCAGACTGTATCCTTCCTGATCGTATCAAGAAGGTCTTTCAAAGTTATGTTGATACAACCAACATACCAAATCTCATGCTTACTGGTAGTGCAGGTGTTGGTAAGACGACAGTTGCAAAAGCAATGTGTGAAGAGATTGGCTTGAACTATCTCTTCATCAATTCATCTGAAGAGCGTGGTATTGATATGCTGCGAACCAAGATTCGTGGTTATGCCTCTACAATCTCTCTGACTGGTGGTCGTAAGGTTATCATCCTCGATGAGGCCGACTATCTTACACCAGATGCACAAGCAGCATTGCGTGGTGCTGTTGAAGAGTATTCTGATAATTGCTCTTTCATTTTCACCTGCAACTTCAAGTCTCGATTGCTTGATGCGCTGCACTCTCGTTGTTCTGTCATTGACTTTTCATTGAAGGCTGATGAGAAGCCTCGTATGGCTGCACAACTCTTTCAGAGACTTTCAACCATTCTAACCAATGAGAAGGTAGAATATGACAAGCAAGTTCTTATCAAGATTGTCGAGAAGTTTTTCCCAGATTATCGTCGCACTCTCAACGAGCTTCAACGATATTCTTCTGGTGGTTCTATTGATGCTGGCACTCTCGCTCAGATATCAGACGTAAGAAAGATTGCTGACCTTGTTGGCTATCTGAAAGAAAGTAACTTCGCAGAGATGCGAAAGTGGGTTGTGACAAACTCCGATATTGAACCGTCACGCATCTATCGTAAGGTCTATGATAGTTTGTATGAGTACTTCAAGCCGGCTAGCATCCCGCAGGCTGTTGTTATTCTGGCTCGTTATCAATATCAGTCTGCGTTCGTCGCTGACCAAGAGATCAACTTGGTGGCTTGTCTCACTGAAATTATGGTTGACTGTGAATATGTCTAACTTCATTGAACTGATTGACGAGCAGTTTCTTCAACCAGAAGAGACTGATCCTCGTTATGATGACTCACCTTTCAAACATCTGAAGAACATGCTACCAAAACAAAAAGGTAAGAAGTTCGAACAGATCGTTGAATGTGTCTATAGAAAGTTAGGTTATACTGTAAAAGAAAGAACATCATCTGACCACGATAAGATTATCGATGGTCAAAAGTGTGAAGTGAAAGGATCTACCTTAGTCAAAGGTAAAGATATCTTCTCTTTCTTGCAGATCAGGCCTGATCAAGATTATGATTCTATGATCTTTGCTATGTTCTATCCTCATGAACTCACCTTGATAAGCATGGAAAAACAGCTAATAGAAAAGTTAATAAATAATGGTACGTTCAAGAAGCAACATGGTGGAAACAAAAGTGAATCTGGAACTTTCTGCTACTATGGTAACAAAGAATCTCTTCAAGCTTTGGGAGGTACTCTAGTTTATGGTAAAACTGTCTAAAGATATCTCAACAGAAGAGTTGATGGCTATAGATTACAGGTATAGCTTTGATAATGATGAACTGTTAGATGATTGGAAAAAATTGTGTAATGTGCAAGACTTCAAAAAAGGATCACAGTTCAAACCTGGTATGAAGTTGTGTCAGCACTTCTGCGATAACTTTTGGAACATCGAAAACGATAAAGGATTCTCTTTTGCGAAAGCTTGGAATGATCCTGTCATAATGGATAAAGTTAGAGTTTGGGGTCTTGAAGGTATGTCTAATCTATGGTTGTCATGGATTAGACGAGCGGTTTTCATGTGTGCAGGTTTACCCAACTCAAGTTTTTACAGACCTCATTTTTCAAAGCAGATTATAGAAATGACAGGTAAAAAGTCTGGTATTCTTTTTGATCCTTGCATAGGATGGGGTGGTAGAATGTTAGGCACCGTCGCCTCTGGTTGGTCATATATTGGTTGCGATCCAAACAAAGAAACTTTCGACAATGTAAATAGAATGTTGTCTTTCATCAAAGACAACCATAAATCTATGTTTGACTTTCCTGAGGTTTTGCTATACAATATGCCTGTTGAATCATTCGAGCTATCTCAGAAAGTAGATGTTGTTTTGACTTCACCACCATATTTCAATCTCGAAATCTATAATCATGATGAAGAACAGTCTTATAATAAGTACAATGTTTATTCAGAATGGCGAGATAATTGGCTGAATCCTCTGATGAGAAAGTCTCTCGCTGCATTGAATGATGATGGTATATCAGCTTGGAATGTCATGAATTTCAAAAGCAACGATATCGTTGGTGATGTTATGTCGATACACGAAGACGCTGGTTGGAATCTCATCTCTACTGTTGGTTTTGATAGCCCGCTCAATAATATCAGAAACCTCAAGAACAAAGATGTTACCTATATCTTTAGGAGAAAGTAATTTGCCTGACCTTTTCAAAGATATTCTACCGTCCATCCTTCAGACAAAGAAGAATGTGATTGAAGATGAGAAAGACTATCCAGCCTTCATCGTCAACAAGGCGCTCTCCTTTCACAAGGATTGCGTCTTGTTTGCTAATGAGATGAACCGTCTACCAAACATCGACGGTATCCTTCAATACCACTATTATCTAAATACCATACGGGCCTATAAGAGGCCTTTCCAGAAATGGCAAAAGCGAGAGACAATCGAGAACCTTGAAGCTATCAAAGAGTATTTCAACTACTCCAATGAGAAGGCCAAAGATGCTCTATTGGTTCTGTCCGATGGTCAGATTGATGATATAAAAAGAAAATTAGACAAAGGTGGTTTGAATGCTAAATCTAAGCGAACTAATAGAGGTGACGCTACCAGAACCAGATGACTTTCTAAAGATTAGAGAAACACTCTCGCGTATCGGTGTCGCATCAAAAAAAGACAGGACTCTTTACCAGTCCTGCCACATTCTACATAAGCAAGGTAAGTATTATATCTTACACTTCAAGCAATTATTCTTATTGGATGGTAAGAAGTCAGACTTCTCAGATGATGATAAAGGTCGTCTAAATACCATTGCAAACCTATTAGCTGAATGGAATCTACTGACACTTGTCGATCCAAAGAAGAGTGAAGATCCAGTTTCTCCACTCAGTCAAATCAAGATACTATCTCATAAAGAGAAGAATGACTGGATTCTTGTCACCAAATATAACATAGGCAAGAAGCGCAAGGAAGATTAAAAATGGCACAGTTTCGTAAGGACTCACATCGCTACTTAGAGCAAGAAAAGACTATCTTTGAAGTAGTCATGTTAGCCGATCAGTATGGCAATCTTGTGGGCCCTGCGAACCCTTCAGGTACTTCTGTAGATGCCTTTGGTAGAGCAAGAATGTCTCAGCCAATAACACTCTTCGACTCGTTCCATAAGTATAAAGAAAACGACAAGTTTCATACTGCAAATTCAGCTACAGGCAGTTCACTTGTATATGATGCCAATTCTGCTGCTATGCTCAATACTGTTGGTACTGCAAATGGTAATTATCTGTACCGCGAATCATCAAAAACCTTCTCTTATCAGCCAGGAAAATCTCTACAAATTTTATACTCTTTTGTGTTTGCGCCCGGACAAACAGGCCTTCGTCAAAGAGTAGGATACTTTGGTACGTCCAATGGTATCTATCTTGAGTTGAATGATAATACAGTAAATTTTGTAATTCGTTCAAAGTCTACTGGTACGATTACACACGAGACAGCACCTCAAAGTTCTTGGAATATAGATAAACTGGATGGTACAGGTCCATCGCTATTAACACTCGATATAACAAAGTC